CCAATACCTTACACCACAATGGGACCCGCGCGCGCCGGATACGCTTAACCGCGTGACCGAAACGTACAAGGTGAAGGGCTCAGACCTGTCGGCGCAGGGGTATGGGGATGCCGAGGACTCGGCGTATTACTGGTTTCAGCGCTCCTGGGATGGCGACACCGAGACTTGGTTTTTGCCTTGGCTGGTGAGTAATGAGTTCGCTCAGCCTGTTGTGGATGACGCGCGAACGGTTTCGCACGGGTTGGGTTTTGTACCCGTTGTATGGATCAAGAACCTGCCGGGCGGGGACGGTGCGGACGGCGCCTGTACGTTTAGGGCGGCTATCGAGACGAGTATAGAAATTGACTATCAGTTGAGCCAGGCTGGGCGGGGTTTGAAGTATAGTTCTGACCCGACGCTGCTGATCAAGGAGCCCGCCGTCAGCGACTCTGAAATTGTGAAAGGTGCTGGAAATGCTTTGGTCGTTTCCGAAAAGGGCGACGCGAAGCTGCTGGAGATTGGCGGTACGGCTTGCGAGGCGGTGATCTCTTATGTGCGGACGCTGCGGGAGTTCGCGCTGGAATCGGTTCATGGCAATCGGGCAAATGCTGACCGGCTGACGGCGGCGCAGTCGGGACGGGCGCTGGAACTGATGAATCAGGGACTGATTTGGCTCGCGGATAACTTGCGGATTGCCTATGGCGATGGCGGCGTGCTCGCGCTGATGAAAATGGTGGTGCGGGCGTCGGGCCGCATTCCGCTGAAGGTTTTTGGTGAGGATGTGGGCGTGCTCGACCCGGCGGCGCGGATTTCGTTGCGGTGGCCGCGCTGGTATCCGCTCTCGGCCGATGACCGGATGAAGGAGGCGCAGGCGATTTCGATGCTGGCGAATGCGGGGCAGATTTCGCGTGAGGCGGGCGTGAAGGCGTTGGCCGCGGCCAATGGGATCGCTGATGTGGCGGCCGAGCTGGATGCGATTGATCAGGATTTTTAATGACCGAACAGACCGACAATTTGGACGAGAACTGGCAGGCCAGGGCTGAGATGGCCGAGGCGGCGCTGGCCGCGGCGCAGGCGCAGGCGCAGGCGAAACTGGTGCGCGCTGAGCTGAAGGCTGAGGCCATCCGGGCCGGGATGATCGATCTCGATGGATTGAAATTGCTGGACTTGGCGGATGTGCAATTGACTGAGGCTGGCGAGCTGGCAGAGCCTAAGGCGATTTTTGCAAAGCTCAAAAGGTCGAAGCCGTGGCTGTTTGGTGGGGGAGCGTCATCATCCGCGGCGGTGCATGTGCCTAAGCCTGAGCCGCCGCGGCCGCGGCAGGCGAGCGAGATGGGCCATGAAGAATGGCTTGCCGCGCGGGCTGCGCTGATTCGGCGGCGGTAGCAAAACGTTTTGTTTGGTGAGCGTCGAGCCGGTTGCCTTGGTGGCGGCCGGTGGCGAAGCGCTTTTGTTGTTTTGGAAACGATGAAGGGTATGGGCTGATGAGCATACAAAATTTTCCGGCTGCGCTGCAGCCTATCATCCAGCAGGGTTTTCTGGAGCGCGAATTCGAGATGGCGCTGAAATCCCGGCTGGGGTATCGGTTGATCGCTGACCGCGAAGAATTTTCGGTGGGCATTGGTGAGACTTTGACGAAGACCCGTGCGGGTCTGAAGCCGAGCGTAACGGTGCCGCTGGCGGCGGCGACGAATACCAATCTGGATAACGGCCTGACCAGCACGAGCTGGGGTATTGAGCAATACACGATCACGCTGAATTTCTATGCGGCGACGCAGGATCTCAATATGGTGACGAGCCGGGTTGGGATTGCGTCGCAGTTTTTGCAGAATGCGGCGACGAATGGTGAGCAGGCGGCGCGCAGTCTGGACGAGCTGGCGAGGAATGCGCTGTTCGCGCCGTATTTCGGCGGCAATTCGCGGGTGGCGACGAGCCTGGCATCGGCGGGGCCGAATCTGGCGATTGATGATGTTCGTGGTTTTCAGACGGTGTTTGTTAATGGCGTGCAGCAGAACGTGTCGGCGGCGTATCCGATGACGGTGACGGTGGGCAGCAATGCCTATACGCTGGTGGGCGTGACGCCGGATGCGACCAACGTGTCCACGGCGCCTGGCGGTATTTCGGGTGCGTTGCAGTTTTCCGCGAATGTGATCGTCGCTGATGGGACCGCCGGCAATGCGGTGCAGGCGGCGACCGCGAGTTCGATCGTGCGGCCGGCGGCGCGGGCGACGACGGCGGCGCTGCAGGCGACCGACGTGCTTGCCATGGGCAATTTGCTGGACGCGGTGGCGCTGCTGCGGCGGAACGCGGTGCCGCTGGTTGATGGGGTTTATAATTGCTACCTGGACCCTGTGTCGGCGCGGCAGCTGTTTGCCGATCCGGATTTCAAGCAACTGTTTCAGGGGGCGACGTCTTCTAACCCGGTGTTCCGGCAGGGGATGGTGAGTGATTTTCTGGGGCTGAGGTTCATTACGACAACCGAGGCTTATGTGCAGAGCAGCCCGAGCATTGCCGGGTTGTATGTGCGGCGACCGATTGTGTGCGGGCAGGGCGCGCTGATTGAGGGCGATTTTGCCGGCATGGCGGCGGATGACGTGGCGCCGAAGGATAGCCTGGTGAACGTTATCGACAATGTGGCGATGGTGACGCGCGAGCCGATTGACCGGCTGCAGCAGATCATCGCGCAGAGCTGGTACTGGATTGGCGGGTTTTGCGCGCCCTCTGACACCACGACGACGCCGACCACGGTGCCGACCGCGACGAATGCGAATTACAAGCGCGCCGTGATGATCGAGCATATCGGCTAAGGGAGCGGGTCATGTCCACAGGTGCAACGCAGCCGTTCCGGCCCGCCGGCACGGCGTCTCTGGCCGCGTCAACCAGTTCCTCGAATGTCGCGCTGAAGGGCGGTGGAACGACGGTGCTGGTGTATAATTCATCGGCGGCGACGGCGTTTTTTCAATTGGGGGCGGCGTCCGGTTTGAGCGCCTCGCAGGCGAGCACGCCGGTGCCGGCCGGGGCGCGGATGCTCGTGGAGGCGGGGCCGTTCGTGACTTTTGCGGCCGCGATTTTGGCGGCCGGGACGGGGACGGTATATTTCACGATCGGGGACGGGGATACCTATTGAGATGTCCGATACGATTCCCGGCAGTTTTACCGATGCCCAAAAGGTCGATATCAGGCGATTCTGCGGGTATCCGGCTTATGGCGCGGGTGCGGCGGGGTTTGAATCCTGGCGGTTCTTTCAGGCGTATGGGACGCTGGAATACCGGATGAATAATTTGTCGCCGGCGGAAGTGGCGGTGACGACGCAGTATCTGAATGCGCTGTATGCGCTCGAGGCGGCAATTCCGCCGGCTTCGGATAATCTTGATACCGAGAGTGCGGCGGCGTGGACGCATAATGCGACCGAGGTGGCGGACCGCGAGGCGCTGTTTGATGCGTGGCGGCGGCGGCTTTGCGCGTTTTTGGGCCTGCCGCCGGGGCCGGGATTGGCGCAGGCCGGCGTGACGCTGGTGGTGTAGGCGGATGGACGGGGTGAAGTTGGCGGACCGCCTGGCCTACGGGGCCGGGTGCGCGGCCAGGCGCGCGGGTTTCTTGCACGACGCGTACCGGCCGAACGGGCCGCAGATGCCGATTGATTTGAGCAACCGCTTCTTACGGCTGTGCGTGGCTTACGTGCTGCCGGGCGGCGGCGTGGCGGCGCCGAGCGGGTTTGGCGTGCCGTTCAGACAGGCCTGGGCGGATTGGAGCTATTTGCAGGTCGGCGACTACCTGGCGGGGCCCGAGGGCACGGCGTTTGTGGCGGCGATTGAGCCGCCGAAGCCGATGCTGGTGGTGATGACGAATACCGAGATCAATCTGTGGCGGCCGGCGGCGCCGGTATTGGCCGGCATAAACCCTTACGGCGCGGTGCTTCCGGGCACGAACACGGCGTTAGTGACGGGGTTTCCAGCCAGCGTGCTGGTGGGCGGCGGGACGGTGGACAGGACGCATGCCGGGCTGGCGGATGATACGAAGGTGCCGGGGTTTGTGGCGCTGTTGCCGTCGCTGCCGTGCGTGTCACCGGCGGTCGCTGATCTTCTGACCGATGTTTCCGGCGCGCAATATGTGGTGAACGCGGTGGAGGCTGTGAACGGGGTTTGGCGGCTCTCGATGAATCAGGCGGTGACCTGATGGCCGACCAGGCAGATGTGGAGACGGCGCTGGCGGCGATCGTGGCGAATGCGCTCTACCCGAATGGGACGGCGGCGCCAAGTGCCGTGGGTTGCACGTGCCGGGTTTATCGGGGATTGCCAACCTCACCGACGCTGGGCACGGATTTGGCGGCCGGCGTGTTGCACGTGACGGTGCATGCCACCGGCGATGTGAAAAACGTGACGCGGTTTGTGCGCAAATGGCAGGTTGTGGCGGCGGTGCCGGCCAGTTTGCGTGTGAGCGTCGCGGGCAATAGCGCGACGTTTGCCGGCGCCTGCGCGCGGGGGCAGTTGGCGGGATTGGTTGCGAATGATTTGGTGTTTCCATACGCTGTGCAGGCCAATGACACGCCGCCGACAGTCGCCAGCAATTTGGCCGCGGTTTTGCGACAGGCCGGATGGCTGGTGCAGTATGCCGGCTCGACTTTGACAGTGCCGAATGCCGAGAAATTCGCTGCGCGGGTTGTGAACGGCGCGAATGCGTTACAGGAGATCAAGCGGCAGAGCCAGTTTTTTGAGATGACGGTGTGGTGCCCGGCGCCGCTGGTGCGGGATGCGGTGGCGCCCGTCATCGACGAAGCTTTGGCAGCGTTGCAGTTCATTGCTCTAGCGGATGGATCGACCGCGCGGCTGATATTTGTGGGAAGCGACGCCGACGACGGGGCGGCGGATGCTGCGCTTTATAAGCGGACGCTGAGGTACAGCGCCGAGTACCCGACCACGCTGGCGCAGATTGAGCCGGCAATGCTGTTCGGCATGACGAATTTTTACGCGAATGGCGGCTTTGTGGAAACGCTGAACGGATAAAGGGATTCCTGAAATGTATCAGTTGGTGGTGCTGAAGCCCTTTGAGGGTTTTAGGCGCGGGGATGTGATCAAGGACGCGGCGGCGGTGCAAAAGATCTTGGCCGGGCCGCAGGCGGGTTTCGTTGTGCGCGTCCGCGCGGGAAAGGAGTAAGCCGATGCCGATTTTTGCCGAAGGGGCGCTGAACACGACGGCGTTGATCGTGCCGGACCTTTATGTGCAGATCGTGGCACCGCAGAGCCTGCTGCTGAACGGTGTGCCGACCGATACGCTCGGCGTCGTGGGAACGGCGAGCTGGGGTCCGGTGGGGGAGCCGACCATTATTGGCAATATGAGCGGCTATGCCGCGGCGTTTGGGCCGGTGATGGCGCGCAAATACGACATGGGCACGCAGGTGGCGACCGCCGTGCAGCAGGGCGCGGCGAATTTCCTCTGTGTGCGCGTGACGGATGGCACCGATAGCGCCGCTTCGGTTGCCGTGCTTGGCGCCATCACCTTCACGGCACTTTATACCGGCAGCCTTGGGAATTTGCTGACTCTGACGCTGGCGCCGGGTTCAGCCGCGAATTCCTGGAGTTTGACGGTCGCCTTGCCGGGGCAGAGCCCCGAGATTTTTAATAACATTGTGGGCAGCGGCACGGCTTTTTGGAGCAACCTGGCCGAGGCGGTGAATGCCGGGAACGGCGCGCTGCGCGGGCCGTCGCAGCTTGTTGTGGCTTCCACCTCGGGCTCCGGCGCGGTGGCGGTAGCGCAGAGCTATCCGTTCACCGCCGGGACGCCGGGCACAGATGGCGCCGGCACGGTGACCGCGGCGACTCTGGTTGGCAGCGACACGTTGCCGCGGCAGGGCATGTACGCGCTGCGCGGACAGGGCTGTGCGCTCGCGGTGCTGGCCGATACCGATGACTCGACGCAGTGGAGCACGCAGGGGGCGTTTGGCCTCTCCGAGACCGTTTATATGATTTTGACGGGGCCGGCGGGCGATAACATTGCAAACGCGGTTACCGTGAAGGCGGAGGCCGGCATTGATAGTTATGCGGCCAAAATGATGTTTGGCGATTGGATTTATTGGTACGATCAGGCCAATGCCTTGACCAGGCTGGTGTCTCCGCAGGGGTTTGTGGCGGGGCGGCTGGCGAATTTATCGCCGGAACA